TGTAACTTCTTTTTAGCTTGTGAGGCTGTATCGTTATCTAACCAACCTTTATCCAATAGAAGTTTAGCTGCAGAGAACGAGCTTCTTCCATTAGACTTCATCTCTTCAGCTATAGCTTGAATCGCTTGTGATTTAACTTTGACAACTACTTCGTTACGCCAGTGGTTGACAAAAGGTTTTATTTGTGGAGCTTCGGATATACCTTTCCACACGTTCCAAGAACCAAAAACCGCCTGAGCAAACTCATACTCAGTCGGGTCATTTGGAACCATCTTTATGAATAACTGTTGTAAGGACACGTAAAGTTTATCTTTGACTGTTATGTCATGTTCTTTTGTTGTGAAGATAACATCAGTGGTGTCATAGTATGACAACTCATAGAATAAACTTTTAGTTCTACACTTGCCATTCGGACCTTTTAGTTGGCTCATTGTAAATAATGGCATATAGTATAAATCCTCTTTTTCATACAACTGATTTGAATAGTAGCATGATTCGTTTTGTTTGTCAAGCACTTTTACAACATTTTTCAAAAAAATATAATTTTTTACATTTTATTGTTGACAGATGTGTAAAACAGTGGTATAATAAATTATCCCTTGGGGATGGGCTATAGTATAAGTATAAGTATGAATAATCATAATTAGTTATTTGTCTATAGTATACCCTAAGGACACTTTCGTTTTCTCCTTTGGCTCACTCAGGTACATACTGGGTGGGCCTATTTTTTTGCATTAGTGAAATTTTAGTGAGATAATTTTTTGTCACATTGTACATATATGCGGATGCACGCAACCCCCTTGTGCCTACCTCTTGTGATCACAAAAGTTTACCCCTAGGCCTGTAATGTGATCACAAATGTAAAACCTTAGTGAGACTAAAGTGTTTCCTATGGGAAATGTGATCACAAACGCTTCACCAAAGCTAACCCACTGATTTTATTGACAATGTAATGTGTTATCCTTTGTGTCATATATCTTACAAAATATCTGACGTTTTCCCCTACGCACACGCGCACGTTACGCACACGCGCATACACGCGCAGGTTCATATATCCAATTAAAAGAAATGTTAGAACAAAACATAAACGAATCACTAACCAAATGGAACACTAACGAACAAAACATGAAACAATAAAAAAGTATTCGTTTAAAAACAATAACTTATAAAATAATTGAAAATAACTATTGCGTTATGTTGTGGTTTAATGCTTAATGGTTTCAACAACAACGAAAAGGAAAAATAAATGCTTACAGAAGAAGACAAAGAACATATACGTGAAGTCCACAAAATGGTGGACGATATGGAAAGACTAGGAGTTGGTGAAAAACTCATTAGTGCTGTCATAAGTCAAAAATGGTTTTGCTTTGAATATGATCCAGACCAAAACTTTAAGTACATAGGCAATAAAGAAATGTTGCCTGAGGGAGCGTAAAAAAAAACTCTTGACTATCTCTTTTGGCTATGCTGAGGTATAGCCATGACGGAAAGTCAACTAGCAGACGGTGAGCCTTTTGGCCTTGACCCAGAGCATTGATTGATCCAAGCTCCGTAGGTGTAATCCAGTCCTACACTAAATAGCTGGCCTAGCAGTTGACTAGAAATCTAGGCTACTTGACCGATGAGTTGCGGTGCACTTATTGGTGGGAACATTCAAAGCACCGCACACTAAAATAAAAGACTTGACTAACAAAACTAAAACTGAAAGACTAAAAACAAGCCCTAGTGAATGGATGTTCACAAGCTGACCAAATGAACTAGACTAAGGAACTAGTAAAGCTGTCTGATGGAAGTGACGCAGGATTACAGCAGTAGAAGTGTGAAAGCCCACTTTATAGAACGGTGACTTGAATCAGTCCGTCATTAGGAGAGAGTGTCTTTTTCTTGGACACATAAGCAACTAATTTAGGCCAACCTAAACTTATGCTTGACATATGGGTTGCTTGTGTGTCTTACTGAAAAGATAAGGAGTACTAACTATGAATAATGGTGAGAGAATATCACGAAAGCTTGAACATGTGTTCGTGCTACTAGGTGCTCAAAGAGATGAGCAAGCAACAAAATTATTACAACAAGTGTTTGACGAATTGAATGACATCAAGTACTGTTTTAAATCAGTAAGTGAGATGATCAAACACGTAAAAGAATTGGAGGATGCTAATGGCTAAACCATACAACGGATACCCAAGTTGGAACAGTTGGAACGTTTCACTTTGGATAAACAACGACTACGAATTATACATGACTGCTTATACTTTAATGCAGAGTAAAGAAACAGAAAGAGTTATCAACTTACTGACCAAAATTTGGGAAGGTAAGAAAACACCTGACGGAGCAGTATTCAATAAACGATCTATAAAACTAGCATTGGAAGGTATGGATGAATGACACAACACGTTAGAAACATACTCAAGGTTTACCGTAGGGCAAGCACTGAGGACATTGCAAACGGCTACAAATGGTATGATGAAGCCAAGACATATTGCTCAATCATATCAGGGCTGTCAGGTGTCAAGCTTAACACTGTGATTGGTGTGATGGCTGCACTGTCACCCAACAACAAATGGGAACGCAACATTGCTGACTGTGAGCGTATGTGCTGGGCATGGGTCAAAGGTGATGACTTGGATGACTTCAAGGTGTCATGCTACAACACTATGAAGCTCAAGGCATGGTCAATACTAGAGGACAACTTGACTAGTGATGATGAGATACTTGACAGGCTCAATGGGCAAAAGATTAGATCATTCTATTCTAACATACGTGGACTAGATGAGGTGACTATAGACGGACATGCCTTGAACATTGCGCTGGGTGTCAGGCAAGGTCTGACTACAGACAAGACAAACATGTCAAAGAAAGTCTATAGACAAATGCAAGAGGTATATGTCAGGGCTGCAAAGCGTGTTGACATCAAGCCACATGTACTGCAAGCTATCACTTGGACTACATGGAAAAGAGAAAATAATATTTAAGGTTGACAACAGATGACTATTATGAAAGAAACTAAATCAGGCAAATACATTGTCTATGATAAACAAGGAAAGATTGTAATCATGTCAAGAAACAAAAAAGTTTGCCAAAAATTATTAATCAAACTACAAACAGAAAAGGAGTAAACAATGTTTGTACTATTCGCAACTAAACCACTAAACGATAACACCCAAGGATTTAGATTTAATTTTATTGGTATCAAGGGGTTGACAAGAAAGCGATCAACTGTTAACCGTTTAGGTATTACAAAAGGCCAGTGCATGACAGGCTATCACTTAGGTAAACGATCAGTTTACATTGAGAGAAAACCTAACCGCACTAGCTCAAGAAAGCTACAACATTTTGCAGGATAGATAATGTCTGATAATTTACAACAACAAGAGCTTGATCAAATAGCTGATGATGTACGTTCAAACCTAACCAAATCAGTTGAGCATATCATTAGAGCAGGTCAAGCTCTACAATGTGGGCGTGATATGCACCCTAGTGATAATGCTTTTCACGATTGGTGTGCTAAAGAGTTTCCTGATCTTAACCGAAAAATGAGATCACGTATTATGCAAGTTGGCACTAGGTTCGGTGGGACATTTATGTCACACCAGTTACCAATCACGGTACTCTACGAACTATCAGCACCATCTTTACCTGAGGAAAAAGCTCATGAGTTCCTTGAGCAGAACCCCAACCCATCTGTCAAAGATGTCAAGGAGTTCAAGGAAAAAGTATTAGAAAAGAAGCCTATCATATATAAGACTGATCAATCCCTTACAGCTATAATGATGTTGGCTGAGAGATTTAAGAATGAATGTACTCTTGAAATTGAAGAGGCATCAAGAATACTACTTGACGTTGCAACCAAAGACCCTTATAACGCAAGTAGTTATATCAGAGGGTTGTTAACTTTAAAACAACTACTAGATTATTCAACCCCTGATCTTAACCGTTTCTCTAAGGAGAGACTTAAAATTGTAAACTAAATATAAAGGAATAAATGAAATGAGTACTAACTTTAAAGAAGCAGCAGAATTTTTAGCAGCAGCAGAAAATATTTGTGATGAACTATACCCTAATGGTAAAACTTATAAGACTGGTGTCACTGTTTTAAAGACAGGACGTAGGACTATAAAGAATCAAAGAAATTATAATACAAGAAAGCAGATACATTGGACTAATGCTATCAACCGAAAGTATTGTAATGCTCAAGGTAAACAAGAGAAGTTTGGAAGTATTGTTGCAAAAGACCCAGAGCATGCACAATACATTATAGCTTCCAATATAGATAAAGCTGAAGGTATACTTTTTAATATGAATTTATTAAAAGCTATTCTATCTGACACTAACGTCAGAAAACAAAAAGGATAATTAATGAACAACAAACAAACTCAGGGTACAGCTAAGGTTGTACCCATAGAACAGTACTACAATGATATATCAAGAATCATTGATGATGCTGAATGGATGGGTGAGGATGACGTAGTAGAGTTATACTTACCTGAGAAGGAACAAATAAAAAGAGACATGGATGAAGGTGAGCTTTGGTATCCTAATTTCTAATAGTACCCTGTCCAAAGGACAGCCCTAGTATACCAACATTTTCTGATTTGTCAAGAGGAAAAACAAATGATGTGGATATTAATATGGATGCAGCTAGTGACTAGCCAAGGTGTAGAACACTATCAACTAGGCACGTTCACTAAAGAAACAGACTGTCAGGCAGCACTCAAGGAAGCTGTAGTGCTAGTCAGTACCAGTTCAGAGATGCTTGCCTGTCTAGAAGTGGACACAAGACAATGATGAAGAACTATCAAGTGCAACTCAAGACTGATCTAAGGAGCAGTGTATACAAGACCCTATACATCAAGGCGTACAGTGTAGGACAGATCGTTGATCAGCTTGGTGAGGATTATTATGTAACAGAAGTAGAGGAGTGGAAGGTTGACAAAGGAAGACCTGATAGCTATGTTGAGAGAAGTAGTCAAGGACAAGCCAGTTGATTGGGTACTTGAAGACATAGAGGATGAACACAACTATTACTTTAGGTTTATACTAGAGGAGGATGATGGTGCTACCTGATGAGATGGAAGCTGAGAAGAATCGTAAGATAATCTTAGAAATGTCAGATAAAATAGATTTGATAGAACGAAATGTGTTAGAGCTACAAGCACAACTACAAGCAGCATACAAAAGGATTGCTGAGTTGAAGGAGAAGGAATGTTTCTGTGGCCTAGCAGAAGAACCAGTTCTTGCAACAGAGGAGTATTGATATGGAAGAATGGGAAATACAGTACAGAAAAAAACAAGAGGACAAAAGAAATGGTATGAGCCAACTAACTGATGGTCAACTAGAAGCTATAAAAGAAGCAATAGAGGTCATAAAAGACGCTGTAAGTACTATGCACCAAAGCTATGAGATATCTGTACCTCAGTTAGGTAAACTAGACTCAGCTTATTGGGGTCTTCACCATCAGTTTGAGAATACTGGAGAAGATAATTAATGACTTGGATAAGCCACAAAGAATGTCCTGCTGCTGACTGCGATAGCAGTGATGCGTTCTCATACAACACAGAAACTATGGCAGGTAAGTGTCATTCTTGCAACAGGTCTTACCCAAAACAAATGAGAGACCTTGACAATTGGGCAGAAGAAGAGTATCCAACATATCAAAGCAGCAAGGAATCTTGGGATATGCAACAACAAGAACAATCAAATGTCACGGAGTTTGTCAAGCCTATGCACATGGCATACCGTGGCATCACCAAAGAAACTATGGAGTTCTACGACTGTAAGACTTTCATAGATGGCAAGGGTGAACCAGTACGCCAAGAGTACATCTACCCTTCGGGTGGTGTGAAGGTCAGACAACTACCAAAGACATTCAGTGCTAGGAATCTAAAGACTGATGAGTTGTTTGGTATGAACCTATGGAACAGTGGCACAAGCAAGATCATTACTATCACAGAGGGTGAGCTAGATGCTATGTCAGCATACCAGATGCTACACAACCCTAAGTTCGACAACCCTGTTGTGTCATTGCCATCATCGACACCATCGCACAAGCTATGGGAAAAGATAAACAAGTTCCTGAGTTCATTTGACAAGATAGTATTGTCTATCGAACACGATGACCAAGGTAACTCAGTAGCTGCAAAGATTGCAAGCCTGTACCCTAACAAGGTCTATCGCATGGAGCTTGACAAGTACAAGGACGCCAATGAGTTCTTGCAAGAGGGTCATGCCAAGACATTCAAGTCTGCATGGTTCAATGCTAGAAAGTATACACCTGCTAACATACTGAATACACCTGATCAATTCCTTGGCTTGTACAACAAGTCAGAGAACCATGTGTATGTGGAGACAGGTGTGCAGGAGTTCGATGAGATGTGTCTTGGCCTGATGCAAGGGCACTTCACACTGTTCAAAGCACAGACAGGTATAGGCAAGACAGAGTTCATGCGTTACCTTGAGTACAGGATACTCAGTCAATACCCTGACATCAAGATAGCTACGTGGCACATGGAAGAGACTAAGCTACGGTCTATCCTTGGCTTGGTATCCTATGAGTTGAACGACAACCTGACACGCAAGGACTTGATCGAAGACAAGAACGCTGACGATCTAGTACAAGAAGCTATCACCAAGCTGACCAAAGACGAGAGGCTATACCAGTTCTTCCTCAATGATGAGGATGATCCACTTGACTTATTGTCACAGATCAGGTATCTGTCTCAAGCATGTGATGTCAACTACGTATTCTTCGAACCTATCCAAGATATATCTGCCAACGCAGGTACAGAGGATAGCAAGGAGCAGTTCCTAGCTGACCTGTCAGTCAGGTTATCCAAGCTTGCAGCAGAGTTGGGTGTAGGTATTGTGACAATTGGTCACACTAACGATGACGGTCAGGTAAAGTACTGTCGTATGATTGAGCAACGTGCCTCAGTTGTAGTTGATCTACAGCGTGACAAGATGTCAGAGGACAGAGAAGAGAGGAACACAACCAAACTATTAGTAACCAAGAACAGACCAGTAGGTCCAACAGGATACGCAGGGCAACTACAGTTTGACCCTGACTCCTTTACATTGAAAGAAAAGTATGCAGTATATTGACCCATACGCTGCCTTTGCAGCAGTAATTTATTTTCTTGGCATATTCTTACACTACGTACATGTCAGGACTATATTCTATTTCATGGAAAGACAACATGAGATGAGCCAAAGAAGAGCTATCACTAGCAGTATCTTCTGGATATTCAATACGCTAGTTCTATTATGGTATGAGTTTACAGGAGAAGATGACCATGCGTAGTGTAGCTATGGACATAGAAACAGAATCACTTACACCAGAAAAGATTTGGTGTATCTGTGCAGAGGATGTAGAGACAGGTGAAAAGGAACACTTCGTTCACCTAACAACAATACAGGAAGAGAAGGAGAGATTCATTGAGTACTGTAGCAGATACGATAGGTTTATATTTCACAATGGAATCTGTTTTGATGTTCCTATTATTAATCGCCTTGTAAAGAAAGACTTGATACCTTTGGAGTCAGTCCTTGACACACTGATTGTCAGTAGACTGGTTGACTTCGACATCAAGCATGGGCATGGCCTCAAGGCTTGGGGTATAAGGCTAGGTAACTTCAAGATGGACTTCTCCGACTTCTCGATGCTGTCGGATGAGATGATCAAGTACTGTCATCAGGACGTTACAGTTACATTAAGAGTGTACGATAAGTTCAAGAAAGTAATACATGATCCTGATTGGGAGTGGGCTATAAAATGTGAGCATGACATACAAATACTGTGTCAGACCATGACAGACAACGGCTTCTACTTCAACAAGGCTAAGGCTGAAGAGTTACTTGATGAGATAGAACAACGCAAAGCACACCTTGAAGATGCTTTCCAAGAGGACTTCCCACCCAAGCTAGAGGAAGTCAATCGTATCAAGTACAGAAAGAAAGCTGACGGTACACTGTACAGTAACGTGACCAACGCACAAAAGAAACACGCAAAGACACAAGTAGACTGGTCAAAGCAAGACCCTGAGCTAGTGTGCTACGACTTCATAGAGTTCAACCCTGCCTCACCAAAGATGCGGATAGAAAGACTATGGGAAGCAGGATGGAAACCATTTGAGAAAACGAAAGGCCATATTGATTATGAAAGAGAATCAGCTAGAACTTTTCGTTGAAACAAGAGTTTGTAGGATATGTAGTGTAGAAAAACCTATAGATAGATTTCATAAAAGGCACAAATCTCCAACAAATACAACAAGAGATTCTAGATGTATGGCTTGTTGTAATGAGGGGAGAGAGTGGAGAAGAAAAGAAAGAAAGAAATACGAACACTTAGATACAGGTTTATGTCATTGTTGTGGAAGAAAAATTAAAAGCTTACACTTTGATCATGACCACAAGACAGGTAAGTACAGAGGCTTTCTGTGTCATTTTTGCAACACTGGTATAGGAAAGTTAGGTGATGATATTGAAGGTGTGACTAGAGCACTTAGGTATTTAGAAAAACATGAGGAACAAAATGGATGAACGAGGACAGAAGTTTGCTAAGTTCGGATGGACTTTATCTGAGGCAAACCTTAACACACTGCCTGAGACAGCACCTGCAGGAGGCAAACGTCTAGCAGAGTGGTTGACACTTGAAGGTAGGCGATCCTCACTAGTGGAGTGGCTGGGGCATTGTGGTGACGATTCACGTATTCACGGCAGCTTTACACACGTTGGTGCATGGACAGGCAGGATGGCACACAGGAACCCTAACCAAGCTAACATCCCTGCACAGTTTCATGGTGATGCTGTCACTGCTGTAGAGAAGGTGAAGGACAGATACGATGGTCAACTACGTGAGCTATGGTGTGTACCCAAGGGCTGCTACTTGGTAGGCACAGATGCTGAGGGTATCCAGTTACGTGTACTCGCACACCTGATGAAGTCAGAGGAATACGTACACGCTATCGTGTCAGGCAAGAAGGAAGATGAGACAGACATACATAACCTGAACCGTAAGGCTCTGGGTATGTCACATGTCACTAGAGATATGGCTAAGACTTTCATCTATGCGTTCCTACTAGGTGCAGGTAATGCCAAGGTAGCACAGATACTAAACGTCAGTCAGAAAGAAGCAAAGCAAGCAGTTGAAAACTTTATGCAATCAATTCAAGGACTTGCTGAGTTAAAGAAAAAGGTAATACCACACATAGCTAAACGTGGGTGGTTCAGAGGTCTTGATGGACGTAGGGTTATAGTACCTTCAGAACACAAGACACTAGCAGGTATGCTTCAGAATGGTGAGTCAACCATAATGAAACATGCAGCACTTGATTGGGTCTACAAAGCTAAGAGACAGTTCCTTGAGTTTAAGCTTGTTACGTGGCCTCATGATGAGTGGCAAACAGAAGTGCGTGGGCAGATGAAAGATGCTGAACTACTAGGTAAGATACAAAGGCAATCTATTGTTGACACTGGTATAAAGTTTGGTATGGTCTGCCCACTCGCAGGTTCAACTGACATAGGGTATAATTGGAGAGACACACATTGATTTGGATATTTGCACTATCCCCTGTAATTTTTTGCTTGACATTGGAATTAATTACGTATATGTTGATGAAACGAATCAGTAAAGAGGAGCTAGATAATGGCAGCTAAAAAGAAAACTCAGTATGGTGTATTCGAAGGTGACTTATATTATGCACGTATCTTCGAGGACAACATAGATGACTCAGAATACCATGAACGTACAGAAGGACAGTTCAATACTGTGTTCGTACCCAAGGATGATGATGAGCTACAGAAGATGGTTGATTTAGGTTTCCCTGAAGAATCAATGGGCAACCGTATGATCAAACCAATTACTGCAGCAGACAATCGTGCAGGTATGAAACTCAAACGTCCTAACAAACACCCTTCTGGTATTGAAGACTTTGGTGGTGCGCCATCCGTTACCCACGGCACTACCAATAAACCTTGGGATTACATTGAAGACGGTGCTCTTGGTAACGGCACTAAGGCCAAGGTTAAAATCTCTATCTACGGTGAGGGTTCTACCGCCTCAGTAAGGTTAGAGAAAGTGGGCATCCTCGAACATGTACCATTTGAAGAGATGGCTGCAGAGGATCGTTGGTAACAACCCATGTACTCCTTTCGTTGTAACTGGCAGGGCTTCGGCCCTGTCCTTTTTCTCCCATGAAAGAGTTAGCACTAGTATGGGTAGCTATGATAATTTTCTTTTTATTAGCAGCCCAAGTAGTTCAATACTTGCACTAAGGATTATATATATGAAATACGCAGTAATGATTATGTTTGATACTGATGAGGATTACAACTACGTGCCTGAAGAGTGGCCTTGTAATACCACAGAAGGGTACAAACCAAAGTTGTTTAATACTTACGAAGCAGCAGAAGAAGAACGCAGTAAGTGGAACACAGGTATCATCGTTGACTACAGTGACGATATACTTAGACCAATGACACAGAAGGAACGTCAACGTGCAAAAGAACGACAACTTGCAAATACTGGTTGACGGTGATCCGTTTGCTTATCGTGCAGCTTTCTCTTGTGCAGATGAAGAAGTACAAGCAGCAGTAGAAAAGATTGATGAGTTACTAGAGACTGCACTAGAGGCAGTACTGTGGGAGGTAACTGATGACAAGTATCAGATCTTCCTGACAGGTAAAGGTAACTTCAGAAAGAACATTGCTGTTACCAGAGAATACAAAGGCAACAGGAAACAAGAAAGACCTGTACACCTTGGTGATATTAGGCAGCACCTGATCGACAACTGGAAAGCTATTGTGTCCAAGGATGAAGAGGCTGATGACCTGATAGGCATCTGGTCTAACCCTGAGAGCATTGTCGTATCAATAGACAAGGACATGCTTCAGCTACCATGCACACACTACAATCCACACAGACGTACTTGGCAAACAGTTGAAGAGTTTGAAGGGTTGAGGTTTTTCTACAAGCAGATACTTACAGGTGATTCGGCAGACAACATCCAAGGTATCTATGGCGTTGGACCTAAGAAAGCTGATAAGATACTAGCTGACTGTAAGACAGAACAAGACTTGTATGAAGAGTGTGTCAGAGCCTACGGTGGTGATGAAGAAAGAGTAATAGAAAACGGTAAGCTGTTGTGGCTACGAAGAGAAGAAGAACAAGTATGGCAACCACCAAAGTTCACAGATTCCGATCAGGACTAGAAGAACGCAACGCTAAGTACCTACAAAAGAAACGTGTCAAGTTTGAGTACGAGACACTAAAGGTACAGTGGCGTGACATGAGAATAAGAAAGTATACTCCTGACTTTATTTTACCCAATGGTATTATAGTCGAAACTAAAGGTAGGTTTACTTTACCAGACAGGAACAAGCACAAGTGGATACAAGAGTTACACCCTGAGCTTGACATAAGATTTGTCTTTAGTAATCCTTACCAGAGACTAAACAAAGGAGCAAAGATGACCTACGCAGATTGGTGTAATTACTATGGGTTCATGTTTGCTAAAGAAGTTATACCGCATGATTGGATAAAAGAAAGAAAGAAGAAAATATGTTTGAACTCGGTGGTTTAGTATGGTGGCAATGGTGGATACTAATTATGGTTACTATCAATACAACAATAAATGCAATAGTGTTTTTTAAACACAGGTTTAAGGGAGTTAAATATGGAGGTTAAAGTACATCAGTTCTTAGAAGGTCCAATAGATCAGGGTGACAAGTGGGCTTTAGTATGTATGGTTGAAGAAAAAGGTATGGTCTTTGATGATGAGATATACTTCAAAGACTTTAATGAAGCTTACAACTTCATGAACAAACTAAAGTCTTCAGTAGAACCTATCATTCACGAAAAAGAAACTTCTCTTTGGATACATTAAGGCTTGACAATGTTTGATCATGATAGTAAGATAGAAGCTCTTGTCAATAACTACGGACTACAGTTGTTGATGGAACAGAATGATTTGGATGAGGAAGCAATCATACGTAAACTGGTAGACGATGGAACTATCAACATGAATGATTACTTCTACCTAGATGTAGAAATTAGACAGTGGAAGGACTTAGAAAATTGATTACCCTAGATGACATAAACGCATTTCAGTACTACAATCAAGACCCTCTTGACATGGACAAGTATCAACAACAAGCTGCAACGACAGCTATCTACGATCAGAAACACTCAGTCATATACCCTGCTTTGGGTTTAGCTGCTGAGGCAGGAGAGGTAGCAAACAAAGTAAAGAAGATTATGAGAGATGGTAAGCTTGACCGTGAAGGTATAGCTGATGAGATAGGTGATTGTCTATGGTACATAGCTGCTTTGTGTAGAGACCTGAACATTGACATGGAGACCGTAGCCTACGATAACTTAGAGAAGCTACATGGCAGAAAGAAAAGAGGAACACTACGAGGGAACGGTGACAAGAGATGAGAGACAACTACTTACCTACAGATTACCAAGCGTTCATACACACGTCAAGGTATGCACGATGGCTAGACAAAGAGCAACGCAGAGAGACTTGGGCTGAGACAGTAGACAGATACATGACCAATGTAGTCATACCTGTCATGGGTAAAGACAGCTTTGTCAATCAGATAGAACAAGCGATCCTAAACCTAGAAGTCATGCCTAGCATGAGAGCTATGATGACAGCAGGTAAAGCGTTGGATAGAGACAACACCTCAGGTTACAACTGCAGCTACTTACCTGTTGATGACCCCAAGTCATTCGATGAGGCTATGTTTATCCTGTTGTGTGGCACTGGTGTAGGCTTCTCAGTTGAGCGTCAGTACATACAGAAGCTACCTGATGTACCTGAGCTATACGACAGTGACACTAAGATCATAGTCAAGGACAGCAAAGAGGGTTGGGCTAAGGCTTTCAGACAACTACTAGCATTACTGTGGGCAGGTGAGATACCTCAGTGGGATGTGTCAAACGTCAGACCTGCAGGTGCTAGACTAAAGACATTTGGTGGTAGAGCTAGTGGACCTGCTCCTTTAGTTGACTTGTTTACCTTTACAGTCAAGATATTCAAAGACGCACAAGGACGTAAGCTATCCTCTATCGAGTGTCACGACCTTATGTGTAAGATAGGAGAGGTAGTTGTAGTAGGCGGTGTCCGTAGGTCAGCTATGATCAGTCTGTCTAACTTGTCAGATGATAGGATGCGTCACGCTAAGTCAGGTGATTGGTGGACTAACAACCCTCAACGTGCTTTAGCTAACAACTCAGTGTCCTACACAGAGAAGCCTGATAGCTTGTCGTTCATGCGTGAGTGGATGGCTCTAGTTGAATCAGGTAGTGGTGAGCGTGGTGTCTTCAACAGAGAGGCTAGTAAGAAACAAGCAGCTAAGTTTGAAAGACGTGACCCTAGCTACGACTTTGGCACTAACCCATGCAGTGAGATTATACTCAGACCTTATCAGTTCTGTAACCTAACTGAGGTTGTTGTCAGGTCTGCTGATAACTTTGGTGACTTGGCACGTAAGGTTAAGATAGCTACAACACTAGGTACTATACAATCTACGTATACTAAGTTCCCATACTTACGTAAGATATGGAAGGATAACACTGAAGAGGAGCGTCTGTTAGGTGTATCTCTAACAGGCATAATGGATAACCCTTTATTGACGAGGACAAACAATGGACTATCTAAAAACTTGGAAAGCCTTAGACAAGTGGCGGTTAACACAAATCGTAGTCTGGCTGATAATCTTGGTATTAATCATTCCACTGCTATTACCTGTGTCAAACCTTCAGGAACCGTCAGTCAACTTGTTGACAGTGCCTCAGGTATCCACGCACGTCATTCCAGACAATACATAAGGACTGTACGAGGTGACAACAAAGACCCACTAACACAGTTTATGAAGGATCAAAAGATACCTAGTCAACCTTGTGTAATGAAACCTGAGCAGACTACAGTGTTCAGCTTTCCTATCAAGTCTCCTACCAACGCAATAGTTACTGAGGATATGTCAGCTATTGATCAGCTAGAGATGTGGCTCATGTATCAGAGACATTGGTGTGAGCATAAACCTAGTGTGACTATCAACGTCAGGAAGGATGAATGGTTTGAGGTTGGTGCGTTTGTCTACAAACATTTTGATGAGATGTCAGGTGTATCTTTCCTACCTTATAACGAACACACCTAT